GCACTGTCGTCAACCAGGATGAAGCCGACCGGGATATTCCCGTCCTCCTGGAAGCGAAGGCGGCACTGAACCCGGCCTTCGCCTTCCTGTCGATGGAGCCCCTCCTGGGGCCTGTCGATCTCCGGAACGTCTCGACCATGCGCTATCCGGGCGCCGAGTATCTGGACGCTCTCACGGGCGAGACGCGGGGCATGCTTGGCGAGCCCGGCCGGATGAAACTCCCGGCAGTCGATTGGGCTATCGTCGGGGGCGAGAGCGGCTCCCAGGCCCGGCCGATGGACCTGGACTGGCCGCGCGATCTCTTCCGTCAGACCGATGGGACCGAGGCCGTCTTCAACTTCAAACAGGTCGGGGGGCGGACGTCGGACAAGGGCGGCCATGAACTCGACGGGCAAACCTATTTCGGGAGACCTTCCGTATGAACGACAAGCCTGACCGCCGTCACCTTCGCGGCTTCGCATCCTTGAGCCCCGAGCGCCGCCGGGAGATAGCGGCGCAGGGCGGGGCGGCCGTGAAACCCGAGAATCGATCGTTCTCCCGAGACCGGGGCCTCGCCGCCGGTGCAGGCAGCAAGGGCGGGTCGGTCAGCGGCAAGCGGAAGGAGGGCGCCGATGAATGACGCGCCGCGTCGCCCCTGGCGCAAAGTCCTCGGGTTCGCGTTCGGCTGGCCCTATACCCCGAGGCCGGTCCACCGCCACCGCCGGGTCATCCGGGACCGCTTTAACGAGATGGCCTCGGCCGCCCACCCGTCGATCATCGGCGGGTCGGCGGAACGGCTGGCCGAACTTGAGGCCGCCCGGGACGAAGCCCTGAAGGCGGTGTCATGAAGCGAAGGGCCTATAACCGGGTCCACCCGGACGACAAAAACCAGCGCCGCCGGACCGCTATCTGCGCCGCCTTCAGCCACGGCAAGTCCGCCGGGGAGATCGCCGCCGAGTTCAGGGTGACGCGCGAGACGGTCGTAGGCATCGTCGCCCGGGCGGGCCTATCCCGGGGCGACAAGCCTGCCCCGCCCCGCCGGTTCTCCTGGGAAACCCCGGACCGGCTGACATTTACACCGGAGGCGGAGTAAAATAACCGCTTGCGCGTGCGCTAGATTGGCGTATCTATGAGGGACCGGGGCAGCGCCCCACCCTATCGAGGACACGATCATGGCGAACCCTACCAAGTTTTCCGCATCAGCGGCTAACCCGGCCTTCATGTCGCGCCGGTTCCAGAAGACGCCGGAAGGCAATACCGCCGCCAACGCCTTCGCCCGGGAACAGGAAGCCGCCGGTTTCCGCACCCAGACGACTTCGGCATTCGGCGGCCGGGACATGAAGACCCGCCAATCGTTCAAGGTTACCGTCGTCCACGTCTTCCGCAGCATGGATGAAACCCGCCGCGAGCAGGCGGAGGCCGCCGCCCGCTGGGAAGCCCGCGAACGCAACGCCTGAACCCCTAACCCCGGCCCTGACCGGCCTTCATAGAGAGAGAACCGCCCCCGTGTTTCAGTCCCCGACCCCGACCCTGTCCGAACGTATCGCCGACGCGAACGCGGTCACTGTCGCCCTCCCCAGCCAGTTCCTCGCCCGGGACGTCTTCCTCGGGGCCAGCCGCGAGGGCCGGAAATGGCGCATCGGCGCCGTCGACCGCGTCGGCAACCGCTACCCGGTCACGTTCGGCGGGGTGATCGACGCGACCCTGTATCTGAGCCGCCGCCAAGCCTTCGAGGCGCTGAACGCCCGGGGCCTGAAGGTCGGGGCGAAGGTCTGGGCCTTGCCGGAGGTCAGGTCGTGATCGACTGGCTCGGCTACGGCCTCGGCTGGATCGCCCGGGGCTTTCATGCCATCGCGTGCTGGGTGCACGGGGGGAGGATTCTATGACCTTTGACGTCACCTGCACGGGCAAGGAGGCCTTCGGCTCGCCCGAGGTCGCCCGCCGGATCGCGGACCGGATGCGGAAGGACGGCAAGCCGGTCAGGGCCTACAGGTGCGAGACCTGTTCGAAATGGCACATCGGCACGCCTCTAAGGCGGCCGGGGTGCGGGCCGAACGGCAAGCGCCTGAAGCCGTCCGACCCGCTCCGGAATAAGCGGCCCTAGCAGCCCAGCGAGAACCACCGGCAGGCCCGGGATCGGCGACGGTCCCGGGCCTCTTGCTGTCGTTCAGCCGCCAGCGCCTGCCGGTCGAAGGTTATGACCGCGAGTTCCCGGGCCGCGTTGCAGGCGACCAGCTGAGCGCCCCGGGTCGCATAGCCGATCTCCAGGTCGGCCCGCACGGCATCGACCGGGAGGCGATATAGAGAGCAGGCCGAGCGCGCCTCACTCGGAAGCGTCAGGACCGGGGGCGGGGCTATCGGCGCCGTCGCGACAGACGTCCGGGCCAATAGCGCACAACCGCTCATCAGACTGGCGCAGGCGATGATCGACGTCAGGCTCCAGAGGGTCCTGACTATTCGGGGCGCGGCGGGCTTCAATCTCGACAGCATGGGTGACCTCTCTCACGGTTTCGACGATGACGCGGACCTCCTGGGCGGCGGTCTCGACGTCGGCCTGGCCCAGGTTGGCCTCGGTTTGCCCCTGGAGGGCGTCCACAGCCGTTTCTTGCGCCGCCTCGGCCTTGGCGACCCGGGAGCGGAGATAGCCGCTCCACGGGTTCCACAGGGCGAACAGGACGACCGCCGCGACGATGACGAACAGGCCGAGGCCGATCCGCAGCGGGGTCAGGCTATCAGGAAGCCTCATAGCCCGATCAGTGCCTTCGCCCTGGCCGTCGCCGTGATGCGCGCTTCGAGGCCGTTCGACCCGCCGTTGACCTGTCGGGTGACGGCCCGGACGTCGTCGCGCATCGCCGGGGCGACGCAGGCGTGGGAGACGAAGAAGTCGGCCGCCGCCTTGGCGCTCGCGTTCAGGTCTTCGCGAAGCTGCGCCGGGGTGAAGCCCGAGGCCTCGGTGTTCGCCCGGCCGGTGATCTGCTTCAGGCCCGAGCCCCGGAACAGCCAGCCGTCGCCGGGGAGAATGTTGCCGAGGTTCTTCCGGCCCCACTCCCCGCCATAGACCAGGTTTGCGATGGCGCTCTGGTTCGCCGGACGGCCCGGCATCCGGCCGAACTTGCGGGCGTCCGCTTCGCTGATCCGGTGGCGGCCGAACGTCTTCAGGAGGCCCTCGACCGAGTAGTTCAGGTTCTCGGTGAGGGTCGTATAGCCGCCGCTCTCGACGTGCATCTGGCCGAGCCAGTGGGCCAGCACCAGGCCCTTGAACTCATACGCCTGCGCCGCCCCTTCGAGAGCGGCATAGATGCCCGGCAGGGCCTTCGGAGCGAAGCCGGAGAAACCGGCGGCGGGGATCAGGGTCATGGCTTAACCTCAATATGAAGGGGGGGCCTCGGCGGTGCCGCCGGGAGGGGGTTCAGCGCCTCGCGCCGAGGCGTCCAGCACCCTGTCGGTCCTCGCGTTGGCCTCGGCCGTCCCCTTTGACGACCCGAAGAAGAACGAGGCGATCAGGAGCAGGCCACCGGCGCCGGAGATAGGCCCGATGAACTGCATGAAGGAGGCGTTCGCCAGCAGCGCGGGGTTCTCCTGGATGATCTCTAGGATGCGCAAGGTCAGACCGAAGAAGCCAAGGATGATCCAGCCCCTCTGATCCGGCGGGGCCAGCCAGCGTGAAAAAGAATGCTTCAGGGACATCGGCGGCGGCCTCCGGTTTCCTCGCCATAGCACAGACCGAGGCCGGGGTGAAACCGGGCCGCCGACCTACTCTGTCAGGGCCTTGTGAACCCCGAGGCCGCAGACGTAGGAATCGCGGCCGAGGGCGAACGACCACTTCACCCCGACGAAGTGGCCCCGGACGCCCGTAAGCGGCGAATACACCGGCTCGTCAATCTCCATGATGCCGCCCGAAACGAAGGCCTGTTCGTCATTCACGGCGAACGCCTGCGCGATCTCAGGGGGCCAGATTTCAGCGTCGCTCTTGCCCGCATAGGCCCCCGCGTCGCCGCCCAGATACCTGTCGGCATAGACCTGGCTGACCTGAAGCATCCGAAAATCACCCGGGCCGACCCGCCGCTTGATGCACATGAGGCGCGGCATCGTCAGGATGAAGGTTTCGAGTTCCTGAATCGTCACCGACTTTCGGGAAACCATGTCCCGGACCATGTCCAGGGTGATCTGCTCAAACTTCATCCCGGTCGCCGCCGACAGGACCGCCCTGATCTGGGCAATCTCTAACTCGGTCTGGTGGGCCTTGTCGCGAAGGGCCTCGATCAGGGTGACCGTCTTCGCCTCGGCCGCCTTCTTCGCGCGCCAGCCCGCCGTGAACCAGGCCGCTCCGGCGGCGAAGATAGTCGACGCCATAGGCCAGGCGTCGGCCACCTGATCCATGAATGTGGCTTCAGGCTCAGACATCGCACGCTTTCGATAGGGAAATGATCAGGTTCGAAGGATTTGCATAATGGATCAACGCGCCCCCGTCACCGGCGATCAACCTGGGGCAGCCGCTTAGCCCCGGTTGAAGTTGAGGAGGACGAGAACGAGGGCCAGCAAACGCAGGGCGGGAGGGACTTTGTCGACCCCCATCGCCTCCCAGAAAATCATGTCGCCCAGCAGCTTCGGGATGCGTCGATCAGACCGGCAAAGGTCGTGGGCGACGGCGGACCGGGCCAGGCGGTCGGCGACCGAATCACGCAGGCGGCGGACCCGGGCCGGAACCCAGGGCGGCAGGAGCGGGATGCTGGCGAAGTCGGTCTCGAAGCCCGCCCGGGCCGTCAGGAGCCAGCCGGAGCCGAGATAACCGATCTCATAGACCATCGGGGAGGTGAGGCGGACGACAACCCGGCCGCGTCGCCGGGCCGTCGTCACCTCAAAGGTCGACTCGGTGAAGCGAGACACGGCTTAGGCCAGCGGCCGGTTCACCACGATCTCGGCGATCCGCTCGGGCTCGATGACGTCCAGATAGGCGAGAAGGCTGAGGCCCTGCGCCGTATCGGGGTGGTCCAGTTCGATGAACTCCAGCGGCTGCTCGAAGGCGAATATGACGTCCTCGGCCGCGACCAGGAGGGCGTTCGCCGGGTCGCCGTATTCCTCGGGCGGGAGCGCGGCGATCTGTTTCCGCAGGGCGTTCAGGGCGTACCGCTCGGTCGCCGTCAGGAGGCGTTGAAAGTCGGCTTTGCTGACCCGGACCGGCTCTGATGGGGCGGGCTCAGGCTCGATGAAGTTTTGTCCGTCATAGCCCCAGCCGATCTGGACCTCAGGCGGACACTCGACAGCCTCCAGCCCGAGACCTGGAGTCCAGTCACTGTCTGGATCAAGAAGCGTGATGTTCTCGACTGTCTGACCTCTGATTATGGCAGTCCGGATCATCCCCACACCTCAATAACTGCTACGCCGGGAGCGCCAGCACCGCCGCCGCCGGAAGTCGCCGCACCGCCGCTAACGGTTGTTTGAGCACCGCCCGCGCCGCCGCCGCCTCCATAAGACCCGCCCGCGCCGCCAACGCCGCCGGGATTTGTCCCGGCCGTTGTTGAACCGCCCGCCCCGCCGCCACCGCCCGCGCCGTCAACGTCGCTCGCGCCACCCGGTGAGCCAGCCGTAGCAGCCGACGCGCTGTTGACGCCGGGAGCACCGCCAGCAGCACCGCCAAAGGGGCCGACCGCTGAGCCGCCAGCGCTAGGCGTTGTGTTGCCGCCTTGATTAGTGCCACCACCCCCCGCGCCTTTGCCAGAGCGAATAAAGTCGGTAGCGCCGCCGCCTTGCCCTCCATCATACTCGCCAGCGCCACCGGCAACCGCCGCGCCTGAGCCGCCAAGACCGCCCGTGGCTCTTGCGTATTGGCCGAAAGACGTTGTGCCGCCCGCCTGACCGCCTACAGCAGTGTTGGTGCTGTTAGTCGTAGCGCCGCCCGCACCGCCTGCGCCAATAGTCACCGTAACAGTAGGATCAACCAAGCTCGCTGCAAACTCAGCGGTAGTGACACCGCCACCGCCTCCGCCACCGCGTATGAGTTGGTCAGAGCCAGAGCCGCCACCGCCGCCGCCTACGACCTTGGCGATGATCAGCTTGGCGATGCCCGCCGAGACGTTCCCGCTGCCGTCTGCGGGCTTCGTCCACGTTCCTGAGGTCGTGAAGACTTGCCGGTCGAGCAGCTTCATGCCCCCGGCTTGAATAGCAGATGATGCTCTCACAGCAGGCATATCAGTTCCCCAGCTCCCAGCCGCCCGCTATCGGGACCAGCTTGATTATTTCACCTTGGGCTGCGTCGAAGTAGAGAGGTGAGCCCGCTACTCCTGCCACGGTTACCGTCTCGGCCCCGTCCGGCGTGAAGGTGTGATAGTTCGTGCTCGCGTCCGTCGAGGTCATGATCTCGATAGGGTCGCCGCCGACCCCGGGAGAGGCCGGGAGGGTTCCGGCCGTGATCCGGGCGATCAGCCTGTAGCGGTTGCCCGGAGCCAGGGCGATGTTGACCGTGTTGGTGTCGAGATAGGCCTGGAGAACGGCCGGGCCGGTTGCCCCCCGGGTTCCCGAGAGAGAGACGGTCCAGGCCGCGAAGGTCCCGGCGCCCAAGGTATCCGAGACCGCGACCGAAAGAACGCCCGTCCCGATGTCGTAGGCGGTCACGACGCCGTTCATGTAGTTCGCCGAGGGCGAGGCCGTCACCGAGACCTTGACCGGCGACCCCACCACGAAGGAGCGGTTCGTTTGAATCGTGAAAGTCTTCGCCCCGATCCCGATAGTGTTGCTGCTGATCGAGGTCCCGCTAAAACCGGCGGACGCGAGCAGGGCCAGTTGAGCCGCGAGGTTGGCCGAGGTCGTCGCGACCGCCGCCGCGATCCAGGTCACGATGGCGTTCACTTCGGTCCGGAAGAGCGCGAGTGCGGCCACGAAGGCATCGGCCCGCGAGACGAACAGCGACGGCGCGTCGGCTCGGCTCGGTGCCGTCGGCAGGGCGGAAATAGTCGGATCAGGCATCAGGTCAGTCCTACAATCTCAAGCGCGCAGACGGAATGGGTCGGGTAGTCAATCGAGATCGAGAAGTCCCGATAGAAGCCGAAGACGACCGTCGCCCCGAACTCATCAGAGCCTACATACACGATGGGGACGGCCCTGTAACTGGCGAGCAGGCGCTGGACTTCGTCGGTCGTACCTCGCGGAATCCAGACCGTGAAGGTCGCCTTCTTCGAGAAGGCCCGTTCGACCAGGATGAAGTCGCCGAACTGGTTCTGCTCTTTCCGGCTGTAGTCCTGGATGCCGACGCTCGCCCCCATAGCGGTGTCGCCGAGTTCCTTCCCGAGCCCGATCACCAGCGAGGCGATGCTGACGGTTGATCCGTTGTCGGTCAGGGTGACGGTGATCGCGGCCGAGGCGTATGGCGGGAGCCCGGTCACGACCAGGTCGGTCTTCCGGCCGATGGGCTCGAAGAAGTAGGACCACCAGTCGATGATCCCGGAGTCCGACACGAGGTTGAAGGTCTGATCAAACACGACGCCCTCGCCGGGGACCGTCATCTGGACCCGAGCCGACGCGGCCGAGATATTCAGCAGGGCGACCGAATCGACCCGGGAGGTCGTGTTCAGCACCACTTCGATACTGTCGGCCTTGGTGGTGTCGGTCGAGTTCGATCCGTCGAACATGGCCCAGCGATTGCTCGGCCCCTTCTCAACCCACCAGAGCGGATCGGTTACGGCGTGGCCCATGTTACCGGCCTGGAGGCTCAAATACAGCTTGTGAGTTGTCCCGGCGATATCGCCCCGAACCACCGCATCGAGGGCGTAGGTCGTGGCGTTGACCCGCTGGGCTTCACTCTCCGACACCGTACTGGAGCCGAAGACCGCGTCTGTGACCTCGACCGGGCGGATGATCTTCATGACTTAGGCCGCCCGTTCTTCGGGGAGACCATTTTCGTCCCACCCATCCAGTGTTCTCGCGGTCTTGCCGGTGTTGGTCGCAATGGCGCTGTGGCCCGCCATCTGCTCGGCCCGGAGACCCGCTAACTCTTGCCGGAGACCCCGGACTTCCGCAACCAGATCGACCGGGTCCGTCAGACCGAGCGCCGAGGTGCTGGAGGTCGTCAGCGCGACCGGCGTGAAGTCTGGGGCGTAAGTTGCCGCCGACGGCGACGGGATCGAAACCCCGACCGGCGCCTGGCCGCCCATGACCAGCATGAGGTCCCGGATCGCATCCCGAACCGACAGGACACTTTCATTCACCTCGACCAGGCCCGAGACCGAACCCTGGAGGGCCTCCAGTTGGCGCTCGGCGTTCGTCTTGCCCCGGTCCGCCGTGCCGATAGCCGCATCCACCGCTGCCCGGACGGCCGCGATGTCGCGCTGATAGGCGAGGTTGGACGAAGCGTTCTCCAGCGACGACGCCAGGAAAGCCTGGGAGACGCCCTGGAGAGCCCCAAGGGCCGCTTCGTCGCCCAGGCGGGCAAGGTTGGCGGTCCGGAGGAACTCGGCACGGCGCGAGGCATAGGAGGCCGTCGCGTCATCGGCTTGGCCCAGCGTATCTCGGAACGCCCGGAGGCTGTCGCCGAAGGAGCCGAACTTGTCGATGACGCCCTGAAGCGTCGCGGCCTCCCGCTGGTAGGCTTGCGAGAGCGCCCCGCGCGCCGTTTCGACCCGCTGCTGATACTCCTGCTCCGCCTGAGCGGCAGCGGCGGCGGCGGCCTGTTGGGCCTGGGCGGCGGCCTCCTGGGCGGCGGCGTAGTCCTGGGCGGCATAGATCGCCATCTGGATAGCCCGGAGGCTTTCGTCCAGTGCCGCGAGTTCGTCCTCCCGCGTCGCCGCGACGGCTCCGGCCGTGTTGCCGGTCGCCCTCATCAACTCGATCTCAAGTTGGCGACGCTGGAGTGCGATAGACCGCGCCGCGTCCGCCGCCTGCTGTTGGGCGCTTGCCGCCTCAAGAGACGCTGCGGCCAACTCCTGGGCGGCCCAGATTTGTTGCTGGAGAGCCCGAAGGGTCGGGTCGAGGGCTGCGAGTTCCAACTGACGGCGGGCCGCGAGCGCGCCAGCCGCATCTCCCTGGGCTTCGAGCAGTTGGATTTCCAGGTCTTGACGCTGGGCCGAGATCGCCGCCGCTATGCGGGCCGCCTCTTCAGCCGCCGCCGCCGCATCTCGCTGGGCCTGGGCCGAGGCTTCGTTCGCCGCCGCGAGGTCCAGGGTTGCCCAGATGACCTCCTGGAGTGGCCGGAGGCTTTCGTCCAGGGCCGCCAACTCCAGGGCGCGGCGGGCCGCCAAGGCGCCGACCGAGTTCCCCTGGGCGTCCATCAACTCGATTTCGAGATCAGTCCGTTGTCGGGCGATCTGGGCCGCACGGTCGGCCGCTTCCTGTGCGATCCGGGCCGCCTCGGCCTGGGCCGCTGCCAACTCGGCCGCCGCCGCCGCGAGGTCTTGCGCGGCGTAGATCGCAAGCTGGAGCGGTCGAAGGGTTTCATCCAGTGCGGCAAGTTCCAGAGCCCGGCGAGCGGCTACCGCTTCCGCCGCGCGACCCTGTGCCTCCAGGAGTTCGATCTCCATATTGGCGCGCGTCTGGGCAATCTGGGCGACCCGCTGGGCTTCGCGTTCGGCCGCCTCGGCTGCTTCCCTCTGGGCCGTCGCCAGTTCCTCCTGGGCGCGGGCGAGGTCTTGAGCCGCCCAGATTGCCAACTGCAAGGGCCGAAGGGTCGCGTCCATCGCGGCGAGTTCGTCAGCCCGGCGAGCCGCGAGAGCTTCCGAGATGCGGCCCTGGGCTTCGAGCAGGCGCAGTTCCAGTTCGCGGCGCTCCCGGGCGAGGTCGGTCGCGTTGCCGATCACCCCGGTCGTCTCCTCGGTGTAGTCCATGACCTGATCGAGGGCGGGGGCCAGGCGCATCAAGGCGGCATACATCGTGGCCCCGGCCTCGGTCGAAACGTCGAGGCCCATGACGAGGTCGGCGAAGGCCGTGCGGGAGATGTCGGACGCGATGCCGAGCCGGGCGAGTTCGGCCGCGACCGCCGCCTGGATCGGGGCGATTCGCTGCGCCTCGGTCAGGAAGTTCTCGGCGAAGAAGTCGGCGCTTTCGCTGAACGCTTCGAGGCCGCCCGCCAGTTCGACCAGCCGGTTCCGGGCCTCAATGCTGCCAAGACCGACCGGGCCGAAGGAGCGGCCGAGCAGGGTCATGACCTGATCGACGACCTGATACTCGGTCGCGAGGCGGGTCAGGGTTTCGAACAGGCCTTCCCCGGCCTGCTGGAAGGCGTCCAGGCCCGGTAGGATCGCGCGGGCCATGTCGTCGCCCACGGCGCTGAAAACAGCGTTCAGGGCGGCCGTGACCTCGCTTGACGACATGCCGTCGAAGGAGATGCGCCCGAGGTTGACCTGGAAGGTGTCCAGCACCGCCCGGGCACCGTCGACGCCGAGTTGACCGGCGGCGGTCAGGACCCCGTCCCGGAGGCTTGCGAGGACGCGCGACAGTTCCTGCGATAGGCCTTGGTCGATGCCGCTCGTGACCTCGCTGTTGGTCGTCCGGGTTCCGCCGCCGATGCCGAAGAACCCGCTGGAGGTCCGGGTCGTCTGGACGATTTGATACAGCGCGCCCGAGACGCCCTGCGAGATCAGGTCGGCAAGCTGGCCGCCCGAGAGGTTGATGCCGGACCCGACGACGCTGCTGGAGCGGGTCGTGGCGAACAGGCCCAGGAACCCGCCCGAGGTCGTCGGGCCTTGGTTCAGGCCGGTCGGATCGAGGCCGCCGCCCACGTTCATTTCCCGGGCGATGGCGGTCGTCAGGTTGCCGATGTTCGTCTGGATCGCCCGGAGGCTGGTGACCATCTTGCTCGAATAGTCGAGGTCGCGGTTCCAGTAGCGTTCGGACATTTCCAGCGACTTCGACAGGCTCTCGCTCTGTTCGCCGCTGTTCCCCAGCACGGTGCCGGTGCCGGTGTTGGTCGTCGGCATGACCGGGGCCGACCCGCTACCGCCACCGCCAAGGGCTCCGCCCGCGACCGACGCGACAACGCCGAGCAGGGCCGCCGCGACAGGGAAACCCCAGACGCCCATCTGTTCGAAGACCTTCGCGACACCGGCCGCGACGGAAGCGGCGCCCCGGGCCAGCGAGTTCGCGATGCCGGACCCGGTCTCCGCCGTATCCATCGCCATCGCCCGGACCGCGCTCGCGAACTGGAACGCCCGATAGGCCATTTCGACGGCCTGAAGGGCTTTATAGGCGGCCGTCTTCTCGCCGAAGAATGACTTCGCCGCCCCGGCCATGTCGCCGTAGGTTTGGAGCTCGACCCGGCCCCGCTCTCGCACCGCCTCTGTTTCAAACAGCTTGTCGTCACGCACAGCCTGCGCGATCTCCGCCATCTGGAGCCGGTAGCTGGACAGGCCCTCGACGAGACCCGAGAGCGCCTTACCCGCCCGGCCGAAGCTGTTTTCCATGCCCGCCCCGGCGCTGCGGATCAGGTCGTCGACCTGGGACAGGTTGCGAATCGCCTGATCCAGAGGGCCGAGGACTTTCGGGACGTTGATGTTCAGTTCCCGGACCTCCTGGTTCACGCCCGCCCACATGCGCTGGATTTCCTCGACCTCGCGGGCCTGGCGCTGGCGACCGGCCGACCCGGCCGAATCATTTCCGCCGCTATCATCCCCGGCCTCCCGAAGGATGCGGCGGCGCTGGGCCGCCTCGGTTTCGCTTGCGAAGCGGGCCAGCACGCTATCGAAGCCCCTCGTGCTGTTTTCGTAACCCCTCACAAGAGCGGCTCCGCCCTCGGAGCCGACGTGCGCCATAGCCCCGGCGAACGGGTTCGCAAGAGCCAGAACCGCGACCGGGCTTAGCTGGGGAATCAGCACGTCGAGGCCGGGAATGGCGCTGGCTACGGCGTTGGCCTTGGCGATCAGCCCGTTCAGCAGGCCGACGCCGCCGTTAATCATCGCCGAGATGCTGCGCAGGACGAGGTTCGCGGCGCTGTAAGCGGCATCCCCAAGGGCGGAGGGCAGGAGCGACCACGTCGCCTTGACCGCCGCGAAGGCACCGCCAAAGCCACCGACAACAGCCCGGTTCGCCGCCACGGTGCCGTCGACGATGCCCTGATACAGGTCGCCGAACCATTTCGACACGGCCTCAATCTCGGGGCCGAACGCCTCGGTCAGCATCTTCGAGGTCGCGACCCAGACGCCGGTCAGGACGTCGCCCATCGTGACGCCGGTATCCTTGACCTTCGCGATCTGCTTCTCGGTCAGGCCGAGTTCGTTCACGAGGTTTTTGTTCTCGGCGCCGATCTGCTGGGCCGCGACCGCGAAGGGCAGGGCAATGGCCGCAGCCGCCGCAGCGACGGCGAGAAGGATGATGAGGACCGGACCCATCGCAAAGGTCGTGGCCGCCCCTACAGCGGTCGCGCTGGTCGCAAGACCCGCGTTCGCAGCGGTCAGTTGAGCCGCCGCAGCCGTCGCCGCTTCTTTCGCCAGGGTGTCGCGCGCCGTCGCGATGGCGAGCGCCGTCTGGGCCTCGACGCCGACACCGGCCGCCCCGGCCGCCACGAGTTCCGACGCCGCGAGTTTCGCCGCCGAGATTGCTGCCGCGTTCTTTGCGACCGCGTCCGCGACCGCCGCCTCGGCCGCCGCGAACTGCGAGGCCGCGACCGCGCCGCCCGCGACAGTCACCAGACCAAGCTGGGTCACAAGGCCCGCCATGACAGCCTTGAACCCGAGACCGGCCTGACCGGCAACCTGGAAGCTGTCGGCGATCTGCGGGCCTTGCTGAATCAGGATCATCAGGGGGTTCATCCCCATAGCGGCCGTGACCCCGACGTCGGCGAACTGCCGGGTCATGTTCAGCGTCGACTGCTGAAGGGCCTTCGTCGATGCCGTCGCCCGGCCGTGGATCGCAGGCATGGCCGCCAGGTTGTCGTTCGCATTCCGGGCCGCCGCGTCGACCGCGAGCAGGCTCTGGCGGTAGGCGTCGACATGGGAATCAAGCTGGCCGACAGCCGCGCCTGCGGCCCGGGCCTGCGCCGAGAGGCGGTCGGTCGAGGCGGCCATAGCGTTCGTCGCCCCGGCGGCCTGCTGGGAATGCTGGGCGAGGATCAGTTGCGCCTGACCCATCGCGACGAGGTCCCGGACCCCGCGTTCGATAGAGGCGACCATCTTGCCGATGGCGCTGTCGGCGCTGATCGATCCGGTCGCGAGGGCGTCGGTCGCGCGGTTGGCCTTGGCCGCCGATGCCGCCAGGCCGTCAAGCCGCTTTTCAGCGACGTCGGCCTCGGTGCTTTCAATGCGAAGGCCGAGAGTTGCGAGGTCGGACATTGGGGGCTCCGGGCGGGATCAACGGCCCTCGATAGCACGAACGGCCGTCGATGCCTCCCCCGCCCGGGTCGCCTATTGCCTGCGGCCCCTGAACCGCTCGCCGATGCCGCTAAGGAGGCTTCGGACCCCTGCCGAGTCGTTCACCGAGACCTCGGTGTCTGCCTCGCTCTTGTCGTTCTTCTCCTCGGCCGCGAGGGTCGCGCGAACCGTTCGGTCGAGCCGCATAATCAGGGCGGTCTCCCAGGAGGGGAGCGGGTTTAGTGCCTTCCGCTCATAGGCCTCCAGTTCCAGATAGGTCAGGGGGTTAATCCCCATGCCTGTCTGCCGCGTCGCCGCCACTTGGTTGAAGGCGAGCCAGACGTAATCCAGTTCGAAGGGGAAGGGCGGAAGATCGCCCTCCCACTTCTTGCTGGCGGTCGCGCCCGCGTATTCGATCAGGCGGTCGGCTATTTCTTCAAAAAATGGGCGCGGTCGGCGATGAACTTGTCGGCCTGCTCCCGGATGAAGGACAGCTTCGGGTTCGAATACAGGGCGAAGGCCGCGTCATACGTCAGCGGGGGCTTGGTCCCGCCGAGGGTGATGTTCCAGGCCGTCGTCGCCTTCGCGAGTAGGGCCGTGCCGTCGCCCTGAAGGCCCTCGCTGGTCAGCTTCAGGCGCGCACCGGCCGACAGGCGGCGGTTCGAAACCTGGTTATTGTGCTTCGTCACGACGTCCGAATCCGAGCCCAGCAGGGTCAGGGTCATCCGGGTTCCGTCGTCGTTCATCAACGGCGCATCGTTGATGTCGTTCAGTTCCAGAACCGCGCCCTGATCGGGGGCGTAGGTGTCGGTCATGTTCGAAAGGTCGGCCATCGCGTCTGTTCTCTCTCAATGAAAAGGGCCGCCCGGCGGCTAACCGGGCGACCCCTCTCTAACACGAAACGGCGAAGCCGCTAGTTAGGCGACAGCGACCGATTCGAGTTCGCTGTAGAAGTTCAGGCCGACCATGAAGGTCCGCTTGGTGACATCGTTGGCGCCGCCGAGGGTCTTCCGGCCGCCCATGACCGGACCCCGGGCATAGGTGATCGAGTTCGTATCGTTGCCGTCAGCCGCATCCGCCTCGGTGATCTTGAAGGCGTATTCCAGCTTCGTCGCAGCGGCGGCGAGCAGGCCGATCTGGCCCGCGTCGAGGGGGTTCTTGGCGCAGACGATGGTGATTGCGCCGTTGTCGGTCGCGCCCTTCAGGTGCTGGACCGGGTCACCGTTGATGTTGGTGAAGGTCACGTCCTGCGACTGCGGGCCGATCTCGCCGAGGCTCTCGACGCTGCCGATGTTGACATAGGACAGGGCGGCGAGGGCCGTGCGGTCGGCGGCGGCGGTTGCGGTGGTGCACATGGTGATGGTGACGCCGCTGGTCGTTTTGATCGGCATGGGGTCGGCTCCTTAAAGGAGGGGACGCCAGGTCAGCCATCCCCGGGGGTTTCGGTCGTTAGCTGACCGCCCCGCTCGCATACCACGCCGAAACGCCTCCGCACAGACCTAGACCGACGACGCGACCCAGGGGACCGTGACGGGAATCATCGTCTGGCTTTCCTCGACGAGGGCGGACGCGGCCCAGGGCTCGCCGGACACCTTCACGCACGCCGTGCCTTGGCGCATCAGGAGGGCCTTCGGGAAGTGATCCAGCACCGCCTGAACCGCCGTCCTGATCTCGATAGGGCCGTTATTCCGGGGCCAGACCACGCTGATCTGCATGAGGCCCTGATCCAGCTTTCCGGGGCCGATTGCCTCCCAGGCCGGTCGGTTGTCGAACAGGCTGATCGACAGATAGCGGTCAGGTGCGTCCCCGGCGCCCCACGGCGGGATGACGTCCGGCATGGTGATTGCGAGGTTGCCGCCCGCGACCGGGTCCGCGACCGCGAGTTCTGCGGCCCGTTTCAGCAGGGCCAGGGTGATGTCGGCATGGGTCTGCATCGGCTTAGGCTCCTGATCGGCTTCCGACCTCGGATACCACGTCCGCGACGATCCGGGGCCATTGCTGCGCGGCCAGGGCGACGAACCGGCGGGCGACGCGGTTCGGCCCGCCATACTCGGCGACCCGGGCATAGACGGCCGTATATCGGGCCTCGATAGGGCTCTGGAGGTCGGCCCCCTCGATCACAAGGTTCGCCCCGGCCTCATCCCAGGAGAAGGCCCCGCCGTCAGCCGGGGGCGAGGTCGTCGGGGTGTTGACGGTCCCGATGCCGACGACGAGGGAGGCGCGCAGGAAGCCGGTGTCGACCGGCATGTTCCCGGACCCGCCCGGGTTCGCGATGGGGCCGAATCGCTTCCGGCTGTTACCGCCGCCCCGGCCGGTCCCGAACCCGACCTCGATTGCCTTCTTCGTGGTCGCCATCGACCCGCCGGGCTCTTGCATAACGGCGATGACCCGCTGCGCTGCCTCGTTCCTGACGACCCCCATCGCCGCCTTACTCTCGCGGACCCAATCGGCAACCGAGGCGCTGAAGTTCTGCGCCATCAGCCGACCGTGTCCCCTTGCCAGGCCATAGCCATGACGTCGCCCTCGATCAGGGGTTTATCCGCCTCGGCGTATTCCTTCAGGAGGCGCTCGGCGGTTGCCGTCTTCTCCCCGACAGGGGCGGTGTCGACGGCGGTGAACAGGTCATCCAGGGTCACGGTCATACTTCCTGAAGATCGCCAGCAGGGCGGGGTGGATGCGCGACCGCTCAAGCGGGGCGCTCATGTAGATGGCGAAGGCCTCGGCCACATACTCCTTGTCGTTCGCCCCGCTGTATTTCGACAGGGCGAGGTTCCAGCCGCCCTGACGGGGGTTGTGGGTCCGCAGGAAGGCGTTGATCTCGTCGCCGATCCGCTTGTCGACCAGGTGCAGGACGTGGCCGAACTCGTGATAGGTCGTGACCTCCCGGGTCCACTCCCCGGCAAGCGAGGAGACCGACCAGCCGAACCGGCCCTCGGGGACAGACCGGGCGGCCGTGACGGCGCCGACGTCGGGGCGGAGGGTCGTCGACCGTTCCCGCTGCGCCAGGATCGAATCACGCTCGGCCGTGTATTGCGGCGACACCCGGCGGCCCAGGGTCGTCGCGCTGTTAGCCTCGGCCCTGCTGGCGAACTTCAGGGGGGTGTGGAAGGCGGCGATTCGCTGCCCCCGGACCGTCCCGGTGAAGACCGCCGCGTTCGCGTTCTTCGGCGCGCTGATCGACCGGCCGCCCGCGACAGGCATCCGACCAATCGGCCCCATGTAGGTCAGGGGCTCCAGCCTGAACCGCTCGACGACCTCCCTCGCAGCCCGAAGGGCCGGGGCGATGTTCGGGATCGACATTCCGTTGAAGTCGGACGCGGCCGCAATCCCGCTGTTTCGGACATAGGCCGACGCCTCGGCGACGGTGCGGGGCAGGGGCGCGGTCCGGTAGTCGGCCGGGGGAGGAGGCGGTGGCGGTGGTGGCGGAGGTGGAGGGGGAGTGGCCCGGCGAACAGGGGCGGCCGAGGCGGCAGGCGGGACC